AAAGGGAATGAGAATATCCTACTGACTTTCACCTCAGCAGTCACTCCCTTTTAGATGCTAAGACAATCAATCTGTCGAATGAGTCCCTCACCTTCAAGTTTCAAAGTATCACCGATGACCTTTGACCTGGACACTACTTTAACACGATTCTCGGCTCGTGTGATGGTCTTACGGCTTTGTCCTTAATGCTACCGCTGCGCTGTGCCATCATCCCCTTGTAACGCTACTCCTTTTACCCAAGCGTATTTACACCGCCAATAAAAAGAGAATGCCCCAATCATTATAACTGTTCAGGGTTAAAATGAAAGGGGCAATACTTGTAACTCCTGAACACTACAAAGATAGTAATTCAGTGCAATGGTTGCCTTAAAAGTTAATCTTTAGTTTTGAACAATTCAACTATTGTCATTGCCAAAACAACTGGCCAACAAAATGCCGTAAACAACATACCCAATATATTCTCAACTGAAAAACGTAGGGTTCGCTTTAGGATCATCACGGCCATCAGTCCAATAAGTGATAAGCCTATCAGTAAATAGGACATAAAACAAAAATGTAGCAGGCTCATCATACTCCTGATTTTCTTGATTTTCTTCCACGCTTTTTGGGTTGTGGGGTTTCTTCTGATGTAAGTAGCACCTCCTCACGCTTTAGTTGGTTATTGAGTTCGCTAATTATTTTATTGATGCACGGAATGCAGCTGCTTGTTTTGGTATTAGTTCCTTTCATTATGCTATCTAATTGCGTTAAAAGCTTTCTATTGCCATCAGATAGCACGTTGGTGCGCTTTACCTCATCTACTAATTGCTTCGCTTGCTCTACCAATTCAGCATCTACAATCTTTGGCCATTTACCTGCAGGACAATCCGCAAAGGTCATCTTTGTTTTAAGGTCAAGGAAACATCCACACGGCTTGAATGTCACACCATCTAGGGTGACGGCTTGAGCGAATGGATTTAATTTATTTAATGGCATCCCACACGTTCGAGTTGTGGAATTGTACACGGGGCATTCAATGCAGATATGCATCCGTTCATTTGCCATTTGCATAATCTTGTTAATCATATTACAATAGCTTTTCTTATTTCGTTTTTTGCGTATTTGACAAAGTTGTATAATGCCTTCTTTGGTATTCCGGTCTCATCACTCAAAGTTTGATAGCTGAAATCATTTAAGGCATATAGATAAAAGACTTCACGCTCCAGCATTGGTAGCCGTGAAATTAAGATATCAAGTTGTTCATTCGTTATCCTGTCACCTAACCACACCTCCACACTTTCAAAATCTCTGAGTTGTGATTCAGTAGGTTCATCCGACATTTGATTAAATTTACGGATAGTGTTGTGGTAGTGACTGCGATTAGACCAGTGCGCAATCTTTAGTGCGTGGTTAATGTAGTGTTCTGAATTCTTGATGGTAGATTTATTTTCAAAGATACAAAGCAGCGTGTCGTGCAGAAGGTCGTCCGCTTCATACACGTTACCACCGCAAAGGTTGATTGCTAACCTGCGATGTTGCTCATATTGCGCCTTGGAAATAATCATCAATTACTTTTTGTGCGGATTCGAATCCTTTGACATAAGTAGCATAATAACCTCTTTTGTTCAATTCCTTAATCCATTCCTTTTGCTCCTTTGATACTACACCCTTTTCAGTCTTGACTTCAATGAATAGGCCAAAGTATTTGCCTACTGGCTCACATATCTGAAGGTCGGGAAATCCTTTCACGTATCCAGTTGCCTTCATCTTGATTGCCTGCTTCATCGAGGTAAACATTCCTCCCGCTGATGCACAATACAACGCATTTGGGTATTGCATTTTAATGTATTGGATAATGGATTGCTGAAGTCCTGCTTCACCTGCGAAGGGTTTTTTCGCACGTGGCTTCATACTATGTAAGATTTTTCCTTTCACGTCACTAATTTAAGACGCATTTTCGACATTCATCAAAAAAAAAATGCATCTCGGAAGGCGCGTAAAACCTACAAAACTAAAAATAATTTGATAAAACTATTGACAGATTAAAATTTATTTATATATTTGCCAAACAAACAACGAAAAAAACAAACACAATGAAAAAATGGACACAAATTGAAGAAATCAACGCAGGGGATGTTGTTCTTCGTAGCAATGGAGGTTTAGCGCCAGCTTCCGAAATAGTTATTATGTCATTGAAAGTAAGTGATACTTATGCAATAATGACTTGGCGATGGAACAGACAAACTAATTCTTATTATTCTACGGATTTTCGCAAGTCAACAAATATGATTGATTATGGAAGTTGGCACGATTTAACTTCCCAACAATGGGCTTTAGTTTAATAAATAAAAAGAGGGGTGCGGCTCTACAACGCACATCACTAAACAACAAACAAACAAAAAAAACAACAGTTATGTATCAAGTACACATTTTCAAAGGCTTTCATCAACAAGCCATCAACTGCGAATCATTGGAGCAGGCCAACGCTACTATCATTGATTACGCTCACACACGTGGAATCAAATATCACAAAGATGAACACGGCTACTGCCACGCATATGCAGGCAAGTACCACGTAAACGGAGTTGAAGCATTTATCTTTCAAGTTATTTAATATGCAGTACAAAAAAATTAAGATACACGGAAAGAATCTTTCAGATTTTGATTCCAAAAGAAATACAGTTTATGTAACCGTACACACTTTGACAATAAATCAAAGAAATGCAATTGAATTTCTTGTGAAACAATGGATGGCAAAAGATGAATATCAGTTTTTGATGTCATCAGATGAAGCAGTAGAATTGTTATATAAAATGAAAAACTACATAGGTTATGAGCAAATTTGATACCACCTACCCACGTAAATTCATCTGCGTACAATCTGCGAGTTATCCAAAGGAGCAACTTGACTTTAACACAATTGCTCAACACATAGCTGATGCGTCACCTCGCAAACCATTTGAAAGGATGGAAGCTTTATTAACTGAAAAAACGTATAAGAGATGAATAATAGTTATTGGAAATTCAAAAAGACCAGTCCTATTAAATGGTTAACCAATGAATTATCTTTTTACATCGAGAGGTGGGATAATGATAGTGAGGAAGTTAGAAAGGAACACATCAAATTTTTATTAAATGAATGTGCTTTCTTTGAAAAAGATTACTCAGTTGAGTTCTTAAATTGGGTACGTGAAAATCATTATCACGCTAAAGATTGTATAAAGGTAGGTGATGATTGGACATTCATTTGGTCGAGTGAATCAGACAATGATGATGAATATACCTCGGAACAATTGTACGATAAATTTGAAAAGCGATGAGTCAGTTTTACGATGAGTTTGCGAATGATGCAGAACGTGAACAAAAACAATGTTTGTATCAATACTGGAAAGAGTTTGAAACTGGTAAACCTTTATCCTATCGTGAACGCAAAAGAGAGGAATATGAATTGAGTCAAGGTAGGCTTATCACAGTTGCTTACAAAGGAGTAATGATGCACATTGACTTTGAAACGGATTTAGAAAAAGAATATCAATCAATAATTAATAAACAAAACAAGATGAAAACATCAAAAATCAAGTCCATCCAAAATGATGGCACGTGGAAAGACCTCTTTAAGTTCGAGGTACAAATGGAAAATGGTGATGTTGGTGGCGCATTTGCCAAGACACAAATTCCAAGTTGGAAAGTAGGTGATGAGAAATCCTATGAGTACGAACAAAAAGGAAAGTTTTGGAACATCAAATTTTTAGCCGATACTAAACCTGCTTGGAATGGTGGAAGTTCTGCTCCAAAATCTTATGGTAAGTCACCCGAAGATAAAGCAGACATCGCACGTGCGGTAGCTTTGAAGGCCGCCGTTGATCTCCACAAAGGTGAAGGTGAACCGATGGAGAAACAAATCGGAATCATTTGCGCTACGGCTCAAGCATTTGAAATCTATTTGACTACTGGTGACAATCCGTATAAGGACGCTATAATGGATGGTAAAATGTCAAACGCTGATGACCTCCCTTTTTAAGGGGGGTTGTCACCTTTGATGACCCGAAAGAATTTATTGAATATCTAAAAAAACTAAAATGAAATTTAGAACACTAATTAAAACCCATTTCGCCAATACGCAGGAATTCGCAAGGGCGATGGATGTCACTTGGCCAACTGGAAGGAAATACGAAAACTATCCAATCACAATGAGTATTCAGCACATTGATAAACTATCCAAGATGATTGGAGTTGACAAATGCGAATTGATCTCATTGGCAGTGGCTGAAAACGAAAACGAACACGAACCTGTAAATTATTTGTAAGATGAGTAAACAAACAGCAACGCAGTATCTTATTGAAGAGATAAAAAATGATTCATTAGTACAAGCTAAAAGTACTGAAGAATGGAATGAGATATTTAGAAAAGCACTACAAATGGAACGTGAGCAGATTGTAGATGCTTATTACTACGACCCAAATTGTGATGAAATAAAAGATGATGGAGAACAATACTACGAACAAACATACGGAGGTCAAAATGAATGAGATAATACTAAACGCAATTGATTCAATCGAAAAACAACTTGCACACCTGCGTCAGTTAGTGGTGAATCAACCAGAAGAAATGAAATCAATTCAAGAAACAAAAGTCATTGATGACATTATCAGCGATGCTTGTCTTAACTTAATGAATGTCAAATATAGCGAGATTCAAAGTCGCACACGTAGGAGAGATGTAGTTGATGCACGTGCTATCGTTATTGCCTTCAACTATTTCACCAACAACAAAAAGACTTTGCGAGATATTGGTGCGCCTGTTGGAGTTGACCATTCAACTGTCCTCCACTCACTAAAAAAGTTCTGCGACCTTTACAAGATAGATGGTCAATGGAGATTCATAGTGAATGATTTTTTTGACGCATTTGAAAATAATGGCTATAATTGCGAACAAACTAAACAATACTTAACAGATGGACATCAATACTTTAATATGCGAGGTACTCTCACTAAAAGAGAGAGTGAGCCAGTTGGAAAGTCAACTAACAAAATCGAAAGGATGTCTTTTCATTGTGCCATCACTTGAAGAAGTCGCAGACCACTTCCTTGAGAAGATGCCACACGCCACATCTGAAGATGCACTTAATTTCGCAGATGTTTTCATCTCGCATTACACGAATACCGGTTGGAAGTACGGCAAGAATAAGATGAAGGATTGGAAAGCTGCGATGAGGTCAGCTTGGGATCTAACTAAATTTGTAACTAAAAATCAACACAATGACACAATTGGTAGAATACAACGGACAAGCCTACAACAATGGCTTGACGCATAACGAGAAAGCTTATTTGCAGGCGCAAGAACAAATCAATCTTGGAGATTGCACACTCTCGATTTTTAAACAAACGCTATCCTATGGCATTGTCCTTTACGGAATCAAAACTTTGCCATCTGATGAAGAAACGAACTTACTGTATGGAGTGATTCAAGGCCATTATAGATACGTTACAATTGGCGAACTTGCATTAGCTTTTCAACTCAATGCAGTTGGGCAAGATTGGCCACGTGTGGAATGTTTTGGACTTATGTCGGTTGGCTTTCTTTCTGATGTCTTAAAGCAATATTCAGAATACAAAATGAAGATGAATCTTGCAATTGACAAAAAGAAACAAAAGCTATCCATCCCTGCACCATCAGTAGACGAATCCACACCAGTTAATTGGCTACAAATGTTCACTGATGATATCCAAATGTGGAAAGAGAATAAACGTGATTACGTGCTTATGTTAGCACCAATGAAGCTACGCAAGTTGTACGAATTAGGTGCTTACACGGATGGCACGTGGAGCGATGACGAGTGGAAACGTTGGCAATTTATGGCATACAAAAAAACACTTGATGCTAATCAGATGAGTGACTATAAATTTAAGCGATTGGATAAGATGGCAAAGGATCGCATCAAAGAAGATTATCAGGCGGAATTGTCAAGGCTTGTATATGCAGATATAATGGACAGTCACATCTTACAACAAAAGGCAAAGGAGGTATTGTGAAAATCGAATTTCACGAAAAGCAAATAGCAGCTCTAAACGCATTGGCTATTGATAGCGACATCAAGCAGGTGTTATATGGTGGAGGTGTTGGCGGAGGAAAGTCATTTCTCGGATGCGACTGGCAAATAAAAAGACGGTTGAAGTACCCTGGTACTCGTGGCCTCATTGGCCGTGCAGAACTTAAGAAGTTGCGATTAAGTACAATGCAAACTTTCTTTGAGTTGTGCGCTCACCACAATCTCATTGCAGGAAAACACTACACTTACAATGGTCAAGACCACGTTATCAGTTGGTACAATGGAAGTCAAACGATACTAATGGATTTAGCAGATACTCCATCAGATCCCGAGTTTCAGCGTTTTGGTTCAATTGAGTTAACGGATTATTTTGTTGATGAAGCAGGGGAGGTGAGTGAAAAATGCGTGAATATCTTGGCCTCACGTGTGAGATACAAGTTAATCAATGACAAACCAAAGGGATTGCTCACTTGCAACCCACATAAAGGATGGCTCTATCGTGAATTCTTTGATGCTAAACGCAGCGGGTTAATTCGTTCAGATAGGGAATTCATCCAAGCTTTGCCAACTGACAACCCACACGTGTCACCAGTGTATCTTGAATCTCTTTTATTACTGCCTGAAGTAGACCGCAAAAGACTTCTTGAAGGGGATTGGGATTATGATGAAACGAAAGACCGCCTATATGAGTACGATGATTTATTGAGATGTTTTCGCACACCTGCAAATTCCAACGTTGATAAGTTTATCACAGCCGATATCGCACGGATGGGAGATGATAGGACAGTGATAGTTGTGTGGAATGGATTACACGCTGAAACATTTGTAGTCTTGAAACACAAACCAATTAACGAAGTTGTGGACACCATCAATCAACTTGTGAAATCACACGGTGTGAAGCTATCCAATGTGCTATGTGATGAAGACGGCATCGGAGGGGGAGCGGTTGACTACCTTAAATGCAAAGGATTTTTGAACGGATCAAAATCAGTGCGAGATAATTATATGAATCTTAAATCCGATTGCTATTTTAAGCTTGGCGAACTTATCACCAACAACCTGATAACTTTTGAATCAACGCACAAAGACACAATCGTCAAAGAACTGGAAATGATAAGACGTGAAAAATTAGATAGTGATGGTAAATTGAGGGTGACAAATAAAGAGGACTTAAAAAAGAGGCACGGTATTTCACCTGACTTTGCAGATGCAATTATGATGCGTGCGTTTTATGAACTCAAAAAGAATTTCGGAAAGTATGCGTTTGCGTAGAAATTTATTTATATTTGCAACAACTAAAAAAACAAAATTATGGAACTAAACAAACTAATCAAGATGCAAGCGGAAAGCTACGCATCTTTTGGAAACGAAGACGATATGAGCGGCTCTGCTTATTTCGCATTTATGGAAGGCGCAAAGTATGCACTTGAATTAATCAGCAAACAAATCCAAGACGAGTTATGAGCGACAAAAAACAAAGTAGTATTGAGTGGTTAGTAGACCAATTAGACAATTTTCTTGAATTATACCCAAGTGAATGGGAAAAAATAATTGAGATTGCGGAAAAAGCCAAAGCAATGCACATGAGAGAAATTGTTGATTCATACGTATATGGAGCAGCATATCACATAGATATAAAAAATGGATTGAGTCCGATATTTTACTACAAAGAAAAATTTGAGAAATGAAAAACAAGATTACAATTGAAGACCACGAAAAGCTGAAGGTGCTTAACCTACTTATGTGGTTACAAGCTTCCCTTTATGCAGCTGATGAGTGCGAAACCGTCAAATGGTTTTACAACCATCAGACAAAGATGCTGATGAAGCGACTCAATGAGTCCATTCAAAAAGAACACGGCAAGACAATAACGGAACTTTGGAATGTTGATGGTGCAATCCTTCCCGACATTACTCGCCAGTTGGATGACTTTACTTATGAGATGGCGACTTATGGCTACTGGATGCTACCCGAATTGACTAAATTGATTCAGAACGCAAAGGAAGAATCTGAAAAAGTGGAGGTGGTAAATGAGAAAGAAGTGCTTTAGTTGTAACCGCAAGTTTCCATTGTTCTTTTTCTCAAAAGACAAGATGAAATATCAAAGGCCAAGTGATCATAAGAGAGTAAAGTGCTGCCGCATTTGCAACTACTTCAAATGGTCAAAAGATGGCGAAGGTTGGTTCTTTGATTATTCCAAAGGTAAGTTTACCAAAGAGGAATTCAAATCAAAATTTAGCGTATTAAAAAGAGTAATAAGATGAATATAACACACGATTTCGACAACTGCCAGTCAGACATTTACAAAGAAGTAATAACCGATCTAATCTCAAGGGAAAAGATGGGAAGGATGAAGTATGGCACAACTGTGGATAAGGCTAATCTATCTGAAAAGGAATGGATGCAACACGCGTATGAGGAAGCTTTGGACTTTGCTATCTACCTAAAAAGAATGATGAACAATAAAAAATAATGAAATGAAAAAAATTATAATTACATTTTTAATTTTATCTGCTGCTTTTGTAAGTTGTACGGATGCACAATTTAGCAAAGCTACTGGATTAAATAATAAATTTACAGTTAAGGTTTTGAGTTGTGATACAATTATAACTTATCATTCAACAGGTAAAGTATCAAATGAAAATGGAACTGATGGATACTATTTTACTGACGCTAAAACCAATGAATTAGTTGAGGTAAGTGGAACGGTTATAATTGAACAACAACCAAAGTAGATATTAAAATACCTCCAATCAAAAGAGTGGCATTGCGCCACTTTTTTTTTGCCTTTAATTCCTCATTTAATGCCTCACTTAATTCCTCATTTTGCTCCTCTAATTGTGCAATATATCGCACATTAAACGCATTTAATTGAGCGTATGTATCAATTGTCATACGTTGATTATTATTTAATTCAATGTAGTAATCAAGTGACCTTACACCCAAGACAACCAACCTACGTTCAATGGTTAAAGAATCCAGCTCCTTCCATCTCAATGAGTCTTTGTATTGCCCTTGCGTATGCGCTATCAATGGCAGTGCTATCCATAAGATAGATAGTATCAATGTCCTTTTCATAAATCGTTTTAAGTTTAGTGCGTTCAATGGTTAGCGTGTCTATTGTCCGCAAATATGCGGTGATGGTATCTGAAGTGGTTACAATTTGTAACCGACTGGGTGCAGGTCTGCATAATAAAATACCAATAGCAATACCGATACTAATAGATGCGACCTTGATGAATACGATAGTTCTTAACGTGAAAATCTTTTCCATTCCCTCTTGTTATTATGGCAAATCCGTGGTTGTATTTTGAATAGGGGTTGTAATCCGGACTCAACTCGGAAAGGCAAGCGACACCCCAACACGTTATCACTTTGCCGTTAACATCTCTTTCAGTATGTTCAGCAGTTTGGTGATGGTGACCACACATCGCATTCGCTTTTGTCTTTAAGAAAAGTCCACGTGCAACATTTACTGATGGCATAAATTGCTTACCAAATTCGTGGCCGTGAAAGATACTCAATGCACCTACATTTAACTTGTTCTTTCCTTCAATCCATTTCACGTTATGTTTATCAAGATGGCAAAGAGAGGAAAAATCAAAGGCATCAATATCAACCAACTCTGGAGCTTTGACCCTCATAAATCTCCAATAGCGTTCTTCGTGGTTTCCTTCCTTATAAATGATTTCCGCTTTCGGGAATGTTTGCCTTAATTCAGAAATGAAAGTGCGCATCGCATACAATTCTTCTTTGAATTTGCGCTTCTTTGGATCCTTAACGAAATCAGATAATTGATGGCAGTCAAGTGCATCACCATTTAATATAACCGTATCAAC